CTCGGTCGTGAGAAAAGTTCCGGTTTGGGCGTTTTGAGATTGGAGGGGTGGATATGCCGAATGCGGTGAAGACGGGCGACAGCATGACATGGCACCGGACGAAGGCTGAGATCGAAGCCAGGGAAGCGGCGGAGGCAGAGGTCCTCCCCTCCAGGCAGGCGAAGCTCACGATGCCGAAGACGCTGAAGGGCGACAAGGCCGCCCAGGGATACTGGCGGGCCATTGTCAAGAAGATGGAAGGGCTGGCGATCCTGGACGACCTGGACTCGGAGATGCTGACCATCTACGTCTCCGGGCTCTCCAGGCGGGACCAGCTCCGGCAGGTCTACGCAGAGGTGATGGAGATCACCACGGACCCGAAGACGGACCCGGACGCCAAGGCCGTACTGCTCGGGAAGCTCAACGACATCAACAACCGGCTCCAGGGGCAGGAGAAGCTCCTGCTCTCCTATGCCAACGCCCTGGGGATGACCCCGGAGGCGCGGGTCCGGCTGGCCCGGAAGAAGGCGGCCAAGGCCATGGAGGCGGAGCCGGATGCGGACCTCTTTGTGGATTGAGGTGAGAGAGTGCAGATCGACAACCAGGGGCAGATCGGGCTGTTTGACGACGACCCGGGCTATGACGCCTTTGAGCAGAAGTTTGCGCCGAAGAAAACCACCGACGACTGCTATACGCCGGCGAACATCTACGAGGCCGTGGCCGACTGGGTGGCGCAGGAGTACGGCAGGGACCGGGAGAAGTTTGTCCGGCCCTTCTGGCCGGGGGCGGACTACCGCACCGCCGACTATCCCGAGGGGTGCACGGTGGTGGACAACCCGCCCTTCTCCCTGCGGGCAGAGATCTGCGACTTTTACCTGCGGAAGGGCATCCCCTTCTTCCTCTTCTCCCCTGCCCTGACCCTGCTGACCCGACGGGAGGGCGTGGAGCACATCGCCGTGGGCATCTCCATCACCTACGAGAACGGGGCCAAGGTGCCCACCAGCTTTGTGACGAACCTGGGGGACTCGGTCCTGCGGACGGCTCCGGCGCTCTATGCGGCGGTAGCCAGGGCAGACAAGGCCAACACGTCTCAGGGGAAGAAGACCCTGCCAAAGTACGAGTACCCGGACGAGATCGTCACGGCGGCCATGGCCCAGCGGTGGTGCAAGTACGGAATCGAGTACAGCGTGGGGCCAGGGGACTGCGTTTTCCTGGGCGCTCTGGACGCCCAGAAGAAGGCGGGCAAGTCCATTTTCGGCTATGGACTGCTGTTATCGGAGAGGGCAGCAGCGGAGAGGGCAGCAGCGGAGAAAGCGGCCTCGCTTCGCTGGCCGCTTTCTCCGAAGGAACGACGGGCCTCCGAGGAAATGGGGTGAGAGCGTGGATTTTATCCTGTCTTACAACAACAGAGAAGGCGTGATGGTGTTCCCGGTGGTGCCCAATGAGGGGATCGTGCTGGAGAGGAGCCAGAAAAACGAGGCTTTTGAGTCCGTCAATGGGGAGATGCAGGCGCTGGGGACGATGGGATTGGCCAGCTTTGAGCTGGAGAGCTTTTTCCCGACCCACGATTATACCTTTATCCGGCCCGGAGGGAAGCGGCCGGCCTGGGACTTTGTCAGGACCATCGAGGCGGTCCGGGCCCGTCGGATCCCCTTCCGGGCGGTGCACCTGGACAACAGCGGCAGGGAGGTATTTAACCTCCCCGTCAGCGTGGACAGCTTTACCTACTGGATCGACCAGGCGGGGGATATCTCGTATCAGCTCAAGTTTACCGAGTATAGATTTGCGGATATGCCGCTCTCCTCTACCCTGCCGGCCCAGGAGGAGCCGGAGGGGAGGATCCCCACAGAGCCGCCTGCTCCGATCACGATGCAGACGGACAGCCAGGCGGAGGCGGCCAGCCAGATCGCCCCGGCGGGCGGGTCCGGGCGAACCATCGTGGTGCCGGACAGCGTGGATCAGGGCGGCATGACCGGGAATTATACCGGCTATGTCCGGAACTGGACCGCCGGGACGGCCCAGCGGAAGCTCTACGACGCCTGGATCCAGCTGGGGAGACCCAGCCAGGGCGGGGTGGCCATGATCAACGGCTATTACTGCGTGGCCATGACGCTGAAATTCGGGGTCGTGGGAGACCTCCTGCAGATCAACCTGGCAAACGGCGACTCTTTTAAGGCCATCATGGCGGACAGCAAGGGGAGCAACCCCGGCGTCAACCCGCATCCGGGGGAGTCCGGCACCGAGTGGGGCCACAGCCTGCTCTATCCGGGCCGGGGGTACCTGATCGACATCGTGGAGTGGGAGGCGTACGACGGCAAGCCCAGCACCCTGGTCCGGGCGAAGGGCTGGACCAACGTGAAGGTCACCAGCGTGACAAATTTCGGGCAGGCAAGCCTGTAGCAAGGAGGTGGGCGGATGCCCTCTGCGGCGGCGGCAATCGATTTTGCCAAGCGTAACCTGGGCTCCAAGCGGTGGATCTCCAATACCGGCATCGGGCTGTGCCAGGGCTTTGTGGCGGACTGCTACCGGGCGGCGGGGGTATCCGTACCCTCCACCGGGTCGGCCAAGGGCGCCCAGAAGCTGTGGCAGAAGTCCACAGATCTGAGCAATATCCCGGCGGGGGCGGCGATCTTCTTCTCGTCTCCGACCAAAGCCGGGAGCACATATGGGCACGTCGGCCTCCACGCCGGCGGCGGGATGGTCTACCACCACTGGGGGCAGATCGTCTGCTGGAGCCTGGCCCAGATGCGGAGCCGGAACATCATCCCCCTGGGCTGGGGCTGGGAGGCCAACACCGTCCTGACGGGCGGGGGCGACAGCTACACCGGGGAGACCGGCGGCGGGCTGGTGGCCTCTACGGATGCCAGTGAGCAGGCGGCGGCGGTGGTCCATATTCCCCAGACCGAAAAGGTCTACACCAGGTACGAAAGTGACTGGCTGGGGAAGAAGCCGGACCGCTATAAGATCACCTGGCAGAGCCTTGAGACCGGAGAGATCCGGGACATCACGGACCGGTGCGAGGCCCCGGAGATGACGGACGACGCCGACAGCCTGAGCCTGGAGCTCAGCGTGGCCGTCCGTCAGGGCGGGGGCGACTACTATATGCCGCCGCTGATCCTGGTGCCGGGGGACTTTATGGCCCTGACCAACATCGCCACCGGCGAGGTGGTCTTTGTGGGCCAGGTCCAGAGCGTGGAGGGGTCCTATCACTCCGCCCTCCGGTGCCGGTGCCTGGACGGGGGCCGGGCCCTGACCCAAGGTCAGACCGTCATCCAGTTTAACAACGTCCCGGCGAAAGACGCCCTGAGCCAGCTGGCCAACAAGGTCGGCATCCAGAGCATCCTTTGCCCGGAGCTGGTGTCCTCCGTCTACGGCCTGTTTCAGCAGAGCCCGGCGGAGATCGTCAAGACCATCCTGGACACCATCCAGCAGGAGAACGGGGTCCGGTATTTCGTGCGGATGGTGGGCACCACCCTGACGGTGCGGAGCTTCGGCAATAACCCCATCCGGCTCTTGTGCAAGCAGGAGGCCAACCTGGCCGACTTTGACGTCTTTACGGAGGCGGCGGAGCCCCAGCTGAGCTGGAGCTTTGAGGAGCAGCAGCTCCCCTCTGCCGCCGGGACCGCGTCTGCGGACGGTACCGCAGTCCAGCCGGACGGCGGGACGGGGACGGCCCAGCCGGTGAGCTACCTCCAGACGGATCCCCGGTGGAAGGGAAAGGACTACTCCGCCAAGGGGGAGAAGACCACCATCGGCGGCTCCGGCTGCGGGCCCACGGCCATGAGCATGGTGCTTGCCACCTGGTGCGACAGCGGCGTCACCCCGGAGACGGAGTGCGCCTGGGCCCTGGCCAACGGGTTTAAGTGCCCGGGGTCCGGGACGTATTACGGCTACTTTGCCGCCGCGGCGAAGCGGTACGGCCTGAGCTGCAGCCAGCTGAACACCGGGAGTATTTACGGAAACGCCTCCAGCCCCCTGCATCAGCAGGTGCTGGACGCCCTGGGCCAGGGCGATCTTGTCATCGCCTGCATGGGGCCGGGGACCTGGACCCGGGGCGGGCATTACGTCCTGGTGTGGAAGGTGCAGGGAAATACCGTGTACGTCAATGACCCGGCGTCCACGAAGACAGAGAGGACCGCCGGCAGCTGGGCCACATTCAAGAGCCAGGTCAAGTTTTACTGGGTCATTAAGCGGCCCTCGGAGACGGACGCCGCGGGGACCTCGGTCTCCGCGCCCACAGCCTCCCGGCTGGTGCTGGCGGAGAGCTTCTCCCTGGACTGCTACGGCTCGGACCGGGCCGTAGCCGGGGCGCTGGTGCGGCTGGATCTGGCGGAGGTGCAGAGCTACTTCTGGATCACGTCGGTCAGGCATCACTACGGGACGCCCCACAGGATGACCGTGAGCCTCCAGCGGAGCTTTTACGAGCCGCCGGCGGAGGAGACGGAGGGGGAGGCGGAGGAGACGGAGAAGTAAGGAGAGAGACATGGGAGAGCGTTGGAAGTCCGGGCTCCACCACGCGACGGCGGTCTACGCCAAGCAGGTGACCCAGGGGAGACTGCACGATATGTGCTGTCCCTACGAGATCAAGGCCTGCCAGAGGCATCTGGACGACCTGAAGCGCCAGGGCACCGACGAATTTCCCTACGTTTTCGACACCACCAGAGCCGACCGGATCGTCCGGTGGTTCGGCCAGTGCATCCAGATCCGGGGGCCGGAGGCGGGACAGCCCATCAGCCTCCTGCCCTGGCAGGTCTTCGACCTGGGGTGCACCTACGGCTGGGTCCATAAGGACACCGGGGCCCGGCGCTTTAGAAAGACCTACAACAAGAGGGCCCGGGGCAACTGCAAGAGTACCGAGAAATCCGGGCAGTGCCTCTACGCCATGTGCGGCGACGTCCTCTATCCTCCCTACCAGCCGGAGCTGGCGGAGGGGGAGGCGGAGCCGGAAGTGCTGTGCGCCGCCGTGGACCGGGAGCAGGCCAGGCGGGTCTTTGACGACGCCAAGAAGATCGCCGAGGCCAGCCCCAGCATCGGCAAGCGGCTCATCATCCCCCGGAGCAATCCCGTGGTCCATCGGACCCGGGGGGGCTTTATGAAGGCCCTGTCCAAGGACACGAAAAACAAGGACGGCGGGGCCCCCACCTACGTCTGCGTGGACGAGTACCACGCCCATCCGGTCTCCGATATCTACGACCTGTGCATCAACTCCTTCGGCAAGCGGCGGCAGAGCCTTCTGGACGTCATCACCACCGCCGGGGACGACGCCCAGCGGAAGCCCTGCTACATCGAGGAGACCTACGCCAAGCGGATCCTGGACGGAGAGGTCAGCGACGAGAGCTACTTTGTGATGATCCGGGAGCTGCCCGTGGGGGCGGACCCCCACGACAAGCGGCTCTGGCTGTGGGCCAATCCCTGCCTGCGGGAGGACAGCGAGTACAGCCGGATCCTCCGCCAGCAGATCGAGGACGAGTACACCTCGGCCTACGGCTCCAACGACCCCCAGAAGATCCGGATGTTTCTGACGCGGCGAATGTGCCAGTGGCAGACCGGCAGCGTCAACCGCTATCTGGACGAGGCCGCCATGGAGCTGGCGAAGGGGGCCCAGGTGAGCCGGGAGACCTTTGCCAGTCTCACCGACGGGCTGGAGTGCTGGTGCGGCTTTGACCTGGGCAAGCGGATCGACCTGTCCGGCGCGGCGGCGGTCTTTCTCCTTCCCGACGGCCGGGTGGCCGTCACCATGCACGGCTTTATGCCGGAGGAGGGGGCGGACCGGCACGAGCGGAGCGACCGGGTGCCCTATAAGGCCTGGGCGGCGAGAGGGTACTGCACCCTGACCCCCGGGGCCGTCACGGACAACAGCTATGTGGACAACTGGATCACCGCCGGCGAGCGGGACCACGGCTGGCAGGTGGCGGAGGTGGACTATGACGGCCACAACGCCACAGACCTGGCCATCAAAATGCGGGAGGAGCGCAACAATGACGACTTTTGCGTGGAGGTCTGGCAGTCCTGCAGCGGCCAGAACATCGCCGTCAAGGGCTTCCGGGAGCTGCTGCTGGCGGGGAAGCTGGTGCTGGAGGAGTCCCCGCTCATGCTGTGGTGCCTGGCCAACGCCGTGGAGGTCTCCAATCAGGACGGCAATATCAAGCTCTCCAAGCGGCACAAGGACGACACGGAGCGCATCGACCCCCTGGCGGCGGCCATGAATGCCCTCGTCAGAGCGCTGACGAGACGCAACCACCCGACGCTGGCGGACGCCATCGCCAGCGGAGGATTCTCACTGTAAGCTAAGGATTTCGGCTTTCTCCCGGGCGGGACTTTGTTTCCGTTTCACCCGTCCGACGGCCCCTGCGGGGGCCGGGATCTTCTCCTTTTCCCCGGACCCGGAGGTTTTCCCTTCTTTCCTCCGGCGTCCGGGAGAGGGCCGAAGCCACGGAACCATGATCCAGTGCCCGAATCGGGCACAGAAAGGAGCACGGCATGAAAAGACGGTTTTTCCGTACGGTGGTAGCGGACACGCTCTTTTGCGTGGGTCTGGCCGCCATCGTGGTGGGCATCGCCCTGATGGGGCACCTGCCCCTGGCGGTGTGCGTGGCCGGGGCCGAGTGCGTCGGCACCGGGGCGCTCTTAGCGCTGGGACGAAAGGAGGTCGATGACCATTGATCCTTGATTTTCTGCACCGGGCCAGGGAGCCCGGCATCCGGAACGCCGTCACGGCGGAGACCGTTGGTCTGGCGGGGGTGGACGTCACCACTGTGGCCACGGAGACCGCCGCCCTGAAGCTGGCGGTGGTCAACCGGTGCCTGGAGGTGATCTCCGACTCCATCGGCAAGATGCCGGCCTACTGCATCGACAGCAGGACCCGGGCGCGGGTGGAGATCCCGGTGCTGGAGCTGCTCAACAGCAGGCCCAACGAGGGCATGACGCCCTTTGTCCGGCGGAAGCTCCTGGAGCTCAACCGGCTGGTGAAGGGCAACGCCTACGACTGGATCATCCGGGACCCCATCTCCATGGCCCCGGCGGAGCTGATCCCCATCCCGGCCCAGCTGGTGATCCCCTGGCGGGATACCACGGGCCGGATCTGGTACGACGTCAGCCACCCCTACACGGGAGAGGTCATGCGGCTGAGGGCCGAGGACGTCTGCCACTACAAGGGCTACACCCGGGACGGGCTCAAGGGCCTGGGCGTCCTGGACCGGGCCGCCGCCATCATCGGGGCGGGGACCGCCGCCCAGGAGTACCAAAATGCATATTACACCAACGGGGGCCAGCCCTCGGGGGTGCTCCAGGCGGAGGCCGACCTGGGGGGCTACGTCCGGGGACCGGACGGACAGCCCACGGAGGTCAAGGTCAAGGACGCCCTCCGGGCGGAGTGGGAGAGGGTCCACAGCGGGCCGTCCAACTCCCACCGGGTGGCCATCCTGGACCACGGGCTGAAGTACCAGGCCATCACCGCCACCATGCAGGAGGCCCAGTTTGTGGAGACCCACGACCTGACGGTCATCGACATCTGCAATTTCTTCGGCGTGCCGGCCTACAAGGTCAACGCCGGGAAGCAGAGCTACTCCAGCAACGAGCAGAACGCCATCGAGTACGTGGTCTCCACCCTCCAGCCCATCGTGACGCAGATGGAGCAGGAGATGAGCTGGCGGCTGCTGATGCCCCGTCAGATCGGGGCGGGGCTGGAGCTGCGGCTCAACATGATGGTGGAGCTTCGGGGCGATTTCGGGTCCCGGTCCACCTGGTATGAGCGGATGCGGCACCTGGGCGCCTACAGCGTCAACGACATCAGAGCCCTGGAGGATCTGCCCGACGTGGAGGGCGGGGACGAGCGGGAGGCCTCGCTCAATTTCGTGCCCCTGTCCCAGTGGGCGGAGCTCTCCACGAAACGGGCTGAAAACTACAGAAAAACGTCACCTGGAGGTGATAGCGAGTGAGAGTAAGACTGAACGGCGAGGTGGTCGCCGACGGGGACAAGTGGCTGTATGACTACTTCGAGGTGCCGGCCTTTAGCCCCCAGACCGTGCGGGACGCCATCGACCAGACCCCCGAGGGGGAGGAGCTGGTGCTGGAGATCAACTCCGGCGGCGGGTCCGTCTTTGCGGGCTTTGAGATGTACTCCGTCCTGCGCTCCGCCCAGCGGCGGACCGTGGCGGAGGTCCAGAGCCTGGCAGGGTCCGCGGCGTCGGTGATCATGACCGGCTGCGACGAGGTCACCGCCTCGCCGGTGGCCCAGGTGATGATCCACCTGCCCAGCACGGCCACCTACGGGGACCGGTACGACCACCAGGACAGCATCGGCGTCCTGGACAGCGTGACGGACAGCATCCTCAACGCCTATGTGGTCAAGGCGGGAGCCAGGTCCACCCGGGCGGAGCTCCGGGGGCTTATGAAGGCCTCCACCTGGCTCACCGCCCCGGAGGCCAGAGGCCTGGGGCTGGTGGACCGGATCCTGGGGGAGGAGGACGTGGACCCCGCCGCCGTGCTCAATGCCTGCGGCGGAGGCCAGGGCATCCGGGCCATGGCGGCGCGGCCGGCCACGGATTACGGCTCCCTGCTGGACCGGTACCGGACCCTCGTGGCCGAAGGGAAGGCCCCGGAGAGGCTGGAGCTGCGGGACCGCAGCGGGGAGCCGGAGGACGCTGCGGAAGCGCAGCGGGAAGCTATGGACGAGGCTCTGGCAGTGCTGGAGCTGGAAAAAATCAGATTTGGAGGTAACTGACATGAATCTGACCAACAGACAGAAGTACATGGACGCCATGAACCGGAGGGCGGACCTGCTGGCCAAGGCCGACGAGGCCGCCTCCGCCGGCAACGTGGAGGCCCTGAAGGACTATACCGCCCAGGCGGCGGCCATCAACCCCGAGATCGAGGGCTATCAGGCTCTGATGGAGCAGGAGGCCCGGTTTGCCAAGGCGGAGCCCGTCCGCGTCGACCCCGAGGTCACCGACCGGGCGGAGGACCGCTTTGAGGCCCTCCGGAAGCATGACAGCATCACCTTTACCATGGACGAGATCATGCGGGACGTCTTCGGCGTCCGCAACGCCACCACCCTGGCCACCGGCACCATCGTGGAGCCCACCCGGGTAGACCCCGCCATCACCGACGGCGTGGGGCCCCTGAGCTCCATCCTGGACCAGGTGACCGTGACGGACCTGACCGGCTCCCAGGGCATCAAGGAGCCCTACCTGAAGCAGGACATGGCCGCCCAGGCGGGCAAGGTCACCACCCTGGCCGGCACCGCCCGGACCGCCTCCGACCCCACCTTTGGGGCCGTGGCCATCAACCCCTATGAGACCAACGTGACCACCCTGGTGGACCGGAACCTGTCCCGGCTGACCCCCGTGGCCTATGAGGAGAAGATCCGCCAGATCGCCATGCGGGCCCTGCGCCGGAAGCTGATCACACTGATCTACAATGGCGACGGCCAGAACAGCCCCGACATGTACGGCATCAAGACCGCCGTGGACGTGGCGGGGGTCTCCATGGTGAAGGCCGTGCCTGTGTCCGCCATCGCGGCGGGCTTCCTGGACAGCCTGGTCTTCGGCTACGGCGGGGACGAGGAGCTGGCCGGCGGCGCGAGACTCTTCCTGTCCAAGGCGGACCTGCAGGCCATCGGCGCCCTGCGGAACAGCGACAGCGACCGCATCTATGAGATCGTCCCCGATCCCGCCAATCCCAACACCGGCCGGATCAGCGACGGCGGCCTCATCGTGCCCTACACCATCGGCAGCGACCTGACTGCCCTGAGCGCCTCCGGCACCGCCGCCGACGCCATGACCATGCTCTATGGCAACCCCCGGAACTACACCCTGGGCCTCTTCGGTCCCTACAGCATCCGGGTGGATGAGAGTGTCAAGGCCATCGAGCGCATGAACGCCGTCCTGGGCGACGCCTTTGTGGGCGGCAACGTCACCATGCCCGACGGCTTTGTGATCGCCAAGAAGGCGGCCGCCAGCTCCGGTAACAGCTAATGGACATCACTCTGGAGGAGGTCAAGACCTATTGCCGCATTGACGGGACTACGGAGGACGACCTCCTCCGGAGTCTCCTCCAGGCGGCGAAGGACTACCTGACGGGGGCCGGGATCAAGGAGCCGGACGACTCGGCCCGGTACAGGCTGGCGGCGCTGGCCCTGGTCCTGCACTATTACGACTACCGGGGGCTCACTGAGGCCCCGGCGCCCTCCGCCATCCCGGGGATCCGGAACCTGATCAACCAGCTGAAGCTGGAGGCGGAGGGAGAAAGGGTGGTGGCCCGTGAACTACAGACGGAACCTGGCCTCTGACCTGCGGCACCGGGGCCTCATCAAACGGATGGGGACCGGGACGGACCGGGACGACCTGGACCAGTTTCCCGCAGAGCCGGAGACCGTGTGCTCGGTGTGGTGCGCCGTCATCCCCCAGACGGGGAGCCTGCTCAGCGGGAGGCCCGCAGAGACGGAGCTGGCCAGGACCACCCACAAGATCATCATCCGATACCGGCCTGACATCACGCCGGACATGTGGGTGGAGGTCTACGGGGTGCGGTACGACATCCTGTATGTCATGGACCCCTATCACGACCACACCACCCTGGAGCTCTTTTGCGAGGTGAGGAACGATGGAAGCGGGCTTTGACACCCGGGAGCTGGCGCAGCTGGCCCGGGACCTGGCGGCCGTGGCGGACCGGTACCCGGACAAGGCCAAGGATTTCCTGAAAAAACAGGGAAACAAGACCCGGAACAAGCTCCGGGCCAAGACCAGGGCCGTCACCACGAAGCGGACCGGAAACCTCCAGAAGGGCATCCGCCGGACGGGGGTCCAGGAACGGGACGGAGACTATCAGATCCGGGTCTACAACAAGGCCCCCCACGCCCACCTCATCGAGCACGGCCACGTGCAGTGGGTGCCGGTGGCCGGCATGGGCCGGAAGCACCAGCGGAAGACGGAGCAGTTTGTCCCCGGGCGGCACCCGGCGGCCCATACCGCCAACGAGATGAAGACGGAGATGGGCAAGGACGCCGGGGGCCTGGTGGATGAGGTGCTGCGGGAAGGGGGCTTTGGATGATCACCATTGTGGACGTCATGCGGGCGGTTTCCCGGACGGCGGAGACGGTCTTCGGGGCCCCTCCCGTCACCAAGGACCTGAAGGAGGGCTTTCCGCGGCCCTACACTAAGCTTTCCCTGCTCTACAGCGATGTGAGCCGGGAGGGAGCCCTGCGGCATGAGATGGCGGAGCTGGAGCTGGTGCGGTTTGCCGCCCGGACGGATCGGGGGTGGATCGACCTGCTCCGGGCCCAGGCCGCCCTCACAGAGGCCCTGGAGAGGCCCATCCGGGTGGACGATCAGTTCCACCTGGTGGCGGAAGAGGTGGATTTCGACCCCGTGCGGGAGGATATGGCGCTGTACTGCACGTTTTCCGTGGAGTGGTTCCAGGAGGCCCCGGAGGACGACTGGAGAGGCGAGTCGAAAGACGACATGGAAGTGCTGGAAGTGGACGGCGAGGTCTGGGCCGAGCCGGATGATTAATGATTGAAAGGAGTGACCAATTTGGGACTGCCTGAGATTACCGTAACATTCAAGAAGCTGGCGGAGACGGCCAGCCGGCGGTCTGCCGGGGGGTATCTCTGCGTGCTGCTGCGGGACACCACAAGCGGGGTGACCTGGAGCGTCAAGGAGTACAAGTGGCTGGAGGAGGTCAAGGCCTCCGATTTTTCCGCCGCGAACTATAAGATCCTGGCGAGAGCCTTTACCGCCGGGCCTACCAAGGTCATCGTGGTGCGGCTGGGGGCCTCCGGCACCGTGGAGGACGCCGCGCCGCTGCTGCGGAGCGTGGCCTTCAACTGGATCTGCGCCCCCTACGCCAATATGCAGGAGGACCTGGCCGACTACGTCAAGGAGGTCAACACCTCCCGGAGAGTCAGAAAGGCCAAGGCCCTGGTGTACCAGGTGGAGGCCGACGACATCCACGTGGTGAGCGCCTGCAACCCCACCGTGACCATCGCCGGAGAGGCCACAGCCACCCCCATGGTGGAGTACCTGCCCCGGCTGGCGGGCATCCTGGCGTCCTGCCCCATGGACAGATCCGTCACCAACTACGCCCTGAGCGACCTGGAGGCCGTGGCGGACTATACCGTCTCCGGCTCCGTGGTGGAGCCCGGGGACGCGGTGGATCAGGGGCAGATGGCCCTGTATCTGGACGACGACACCATCCGGATCGCGAGGGGCGTCACCACCCTGCAGACTATCACCGGAGACCTCACCGAGGATATGCAGAAGATCGCTGTGGTGGAGGCCATGGATATCATCCAGGAGGACATCGTCCGGACCTTTAAGAACTTCTACCAGTCCAAGTGCCGCAACAGCGCCGACCATCAGGCCCTCTTTGTGGGGGACGTGCTGGGCTACCTGCGGCAGCTGGAAACGGAGAACATCCTGGAGGCGGACTACTCCAAGGTGGACATCGACGTGGACGCCATGCGCCGGGCCTGGGAGGCCGAGGGCCAGTCCATGGCCGACCGGGACGACGGGTATGTCCGGGGGAAGACCTACAAGTCCTATGTTTTCGTGACGGCCGTCATCCGCATCCTGGACGCCATGGAGGACCTGCGGATGACCATCAATCTGGGCTGAGGAGGTGTGAGCCATGGCAAGAAGTCTTATCACCAACAAGCAGATCCGAGGCAGCTTTTGCTCCGCGTGGCTGAACAACGAGAAGCTGGCGGAGGCCCGGAGCGTGGAGGCCAAAGTCACCATCAACACCGAGGAGCTGGACGTCAACGGACAGCTGGGCAAGGAGTACCGCTATATGGGCTTTTCCGGGTCCGGCACCCTGGAGATCCACAAGGTCAACTCCCGCATCGCCCGGCTCTACGCCGAGGGGGCCAAGAGCGGCCAGCTGCCGGAGATCAAGCTGGACATCGTGGTCACGGATCCCGACGTGGTCGGGGCCCAGCGCTGCGTCCTGTACGGGGTCATCTTCGACGAGTTTGACCTGGGCAGCTGGGAGAACGGGACCGTCCTCAGCGAGAGCGTGCCATTCAAGTTTGCAGATTATGAGTTCCTGGAACTGATTGAGGGGTGAGCGGCATGGCAGAGCACAGAAAACTGACCCTGGCGGAGCTCATTGCCCAGAAGGAGAAGCCTCTCCAGCAGACGGCTGAGGTCTTTGTGCCCGGTATGGGCGGGACCATCGAGATCCGCCGGCGGCCCCTGGTGGAGTACCAGGAGGGAATCACGGCCATAAACGAGGCAAAGAGCGCTGCAGAAGGCATGCGGGCCACCTTCGATTTTGTATACGCCTTCTGCCCCATCCTCCACGCCCAGGAGCTCCAGGAAGCCTACGGCATCAAGGGTGCGCCCACGGACATCGTCCCCGCCGTCTTCCGGGAGAACGCCGGGGACATCAACACGGTGGTTTCCGCCATCCTGGCGATGTACGGAGACGGCCGGGCCGTGAGGGACGAGGTAAAAAACTGATCGCGGGCGATGAGGACCTGTCCCTCATCGCCCACTTCCTGAACCTGGGACACTCTCTGGATGAGATGCTGTCCCTCTCCCCCACTGAGCGGATGTTTTTCAGCATCGCCTGGGAGCTGGAAGAGGAGCGCAGGGCCGCGGCATTTGAAGCCTTGTCCGTGTGATCCCCTCATCCGTCACGGCTTGGCCGTGCCACCTTCCCCCCCAGGGGGAAGGCTTAGGAGGTGCGTATGCCTAACAAAAACGTCAATATCCTGCTGAAGCTGCAGGACCAGTTTACGAAGCCCATGCGGGAGTGCGGGGTCATCACGAAGGACCAGGAGAAGGCCATGCGCCGGACCTCCCAGTCCGTGATCGGCTTTAGCCGGACCGTGAGAAACGGCTTTCTGGGCGGGGCCGCCCATGTGTTGAAATTCGGGGCGGCGCTCACCGGGGTGGGCGGTCTGCTGAGCGCGGCGGGGCTCAAGGCCTTTGCCGCCGACGCCATCGAGGGCTTTAACGCCGCCGAGGAGGCGGAGACCAAGCTGGCCGCCGTGCTGGCCAACGTGCCCTCCATCATCGCCCAGGGCGCCGGTGCGGCGGACGCGGCCAAGGACAGGCTCGTGGGACTGGCGGACCAGCTGGAGGAGACCGGCGTGGTGGCGGGAGACGTCACCACGGCGGGCCTCCAGCAGTTGGCCACCTTCC